AGGAAGAAAAGGTGCTGCAAAAATTCAAGCCTATTTTCCGCTATGCAATAGAAAGCGGGAACGAGGCGGGAGCAATAACAATAATGCCGATGGGTGAAAGCGCGGGTATAACACTTCACGGCGAATCAGAGGTTCGGATATTTATAAAACTACTGCTTGATTCTTTCCGTGAAGCGGGAACGGCGGTGCGGAATGCTTGAAATCGTCCCTATGACATTAAAGGAAGCAAACGCATTCGTCGAGCAGAAGCACCGACACCACGGGCCGGTTGTCGGACACAAGTTTTCAATCGGGCTTTCAAACGGTGAAGAAATCGTGGGCGTTGCCATTGTGGGCCGTCCAGTTGCGCGGCATTTGGACGACGGCTGGACACTTGAAGTAAACAGACTTTGCACAGACGGAAGCCGCAACGCCTGTTCTATGCTATATGCCGCCGCATGGAGAGCCGCCCGCGCTATGGGGTATAAACGCCTTGTAACCTACATTCTGGACACAGAGAACGGGGCAAGCTTACGAGCCGCCGGGTGGAAGTGCATAGGGCAAGCTGGGGGCCTACGATGGACAGGGAAACGCCGCCCAGAAGTAGACCTATACCCGGCACAAATGAAAATCAGATTTGAAAAGGCGGTGCAATGATGGACAAGCCGAAATTTCTTTACATCGTGCAGAGTTCGAGCGGGCGCACGCTTCACATTTGGGCCGCGTCCAGCAATCAGGCAAAGCGGGAGTTTTGCCGGGAATACGGGATAAGCCCCAGCGACTATTGGTGCGGCCTGTCTGACCTGACCGCCCGGCGGTTGACACTGGAAGAGATCAAGGCATGGGAGGAACAGGCGGAAGCGAACCGCGACACCCTGATTTTTATTCAGGGAATGCTGGAGATCGGCGCGAAAGCCTATGCGGAACGGAGGTGCGTTGTATGAGCGTTTGCCGCGGGTGCGGGCGTGCTATCGACTGGATAAAGACGACCGCCGGAAAGAATATGCCCGTAGACCCTGAACCCGTATTCGTGATCGAGGGGGACGGGCGCGACCGTTTCGTGACGGACGACGGCGCGGTGGTTGTCGGGCGGGTTGCCCGCCCGGAAGAGGAAAGCCGCGATCTTCCCGTTGCCTTTGTGCCGCATTGGAAAACTTGCCCGAATGCAGGGGATTTCCGGCGGAGCGGGAGGGGGTGAGAGTATGAAGCGTCAATTCTGCTTGCCTTGCTTTCTTGAACTGCAAAAGGCCGGAAAGCACAACATAAAGCGCGTGGGCGGCAGGAATCAGAAAATCACGTGCTGGCGGTGCAAACGCCGCCGCTATGGGACTGACTATGAGATTTCCCGAAAGGGGGGCAAAAATGATTAAGTTTTTAATCGGCGGTTCCCCTTGCACTCATTGGAGTATAGCGCAATGCAAGGCGAGGGAAACAGAGCCGGACGGAATCGGCTGGGAGTTGTTCAAGAATTATCTTATAGCAAAAGAAAAGTTCCGGCCTGACTTTTTCCTTTATGAAAACAACAAGAGCGCGGCGCAATCAATCAAAGACCGAATTTCGGAAGAGTTAGAAACGCCCTTGTAGTACATAAATTCCGCCCTTGTGTCGGCGCAGAACCGTTGGCGGTTTTATGCCCATAACATACCGAGAGTTGAACAGCCGGAAGATCGTCACATTATGCTGGCGGATATTCTGGAAAGCGGGATATGCGACCGCGAAAAAGCAACTTGCCTTTTGGGGACATACGACCATGCAGGAGCAAGAAACTATTTGAAGAAAAATCACGGGCAAATGATATTTGAGCCTGTAACAGAACAAAGGGCTTTCCCCGTGGGAACTACAACAGACGGGAAAGCGTATTGCCTTACGGCGAACTATGCAAAAGGAAGCAATATCAAACAAACGGTAGGAAGCCGGAAAAGAACGCTTGTCGCTGAAAGAGTGATTCCCCCGGCGGCGTTTGCGGGGCGTGTTGTAGGGCGGCGTATAAACGAAGCGGGACACAGGGACGACTACAACCCGGATATTCCGCACATACAACGCTTTGAAGTAAACATCGACCCGCAAAAGACAAACACAATTTCAACAGTTGGAAAAGATAACATGATAGCAATTCAAACAAACAACACGATGAAAGAACGCAAGATTTACGAAGTGAGAAATGGGAAAATCCTTTTCAACGGCGTTAGGTATGAAATTGCATTGCCGGACGGGTTTTACACCATTCGTCCGCTGACCGTTACGGAGTGTTGCCGATTACAGACCTTGCCGGACAATTACTGCTGGATGGCGAAAAAGTCACACGCATATCGAGGGCTGGGGAACGGGTGGACGGCGGAAGTTATTATACACATTCTTTCCCATGCGCTGGCCGGAATACCGAAAAATGAAGAAATTGTGGTTCTTTCCATGTATGACGGGATAGGAACCGGGCGTTATTGCTTTGAGAAGCTGGGGTACAAAAACATTCGGTATTTTGCGTATGAAATCGCGTCAACAAATTTCCCCGATATAGTGCAATGCGGCGACGCATTCAGCGTTCGGGAAAGCGGATGGGGGTTGCCATTATGACACGTGACGAACTGAAAGCGGCGTTCGATGAACAATGCCCGGTCATTCACGGGGGCATTACATATCAGCGCATTTCCGCCCTGATTAGCCGCAGGGAACCCGGAAAGCGGCGGGCGTTCCTGCAAGCTGAACTAATGGACAGAACCGGGCGTTCGGTTACGATTGCCGACCCTGACAGAATCGAAAGGAGCGGGAGCAATGCCGAAATATGAGTTTGTCGCCGTCGATTTCGACGGGACACTTTGCGCCGACACATTCCCGGAAGTGGGAGAGCCGAAAGCCCTTGTCATTGACTATGTGAAGCGGCTGGCGGCGGAGGGGTCAAAGATCATTCTTTACACCAGCAGGGAGAACGGAACGCGCCCTTTGCTTAACGAAGCGGTGGCGTTCTGCAAGGCACAGGGAATCCCCCTGTATGCGGTCAATGAGAATCCGGGAAACCCGCACGCCGCGAAAAACGGTTTGAAGCATTCCGACGGGCGGAAAGTGTTTGCCGATCTTTACATCGACGACAAGGCCGTGAACCCGCTTGCAATCGAAGCTTTCGGCGCGGCGGAAATTATCGCCCCGGAAGTACAGAGGGTTTCGGCGGTTTTGGGTCAAGTTGTGGAAACGCTGACCCCGCCTTTATGGAGAATCGCGGTATATACGCGGGCGGTCATGAGGGGCGGAAGATGAAGCCGATCAAGATTGAACGCCGGAAACCTGTACGGCCCCGCAGGAAGCGGCAGGGGTTCCCGTGGTATGAGCGGGCGGAAGTCTGGACCGTTGCGAAATATGCGGTCCTGACCCTTGCGGGAATTATGCTTTTTCAAGCGGGACAAGCCCGCGCCCTGATCGACCGCGGCTATGCCGCAATAGGCGGAGAAGTGTTCACCCTGTTTCTGCCAGCCTATTATTTCATCATTTCAAAGCTTGCCCGCGACGTTATCGCGGACAAGCAGGGCAATTCAAAAAATAATTAGGAGGTCAAAGGACCATGAAAAGACTACAACTTTCAACCCTGAAAGACGGTGCACGGTTCGTTTATGGCGGCGTGGAATGGGTCAAGCTTGAACATCTATACACTGAATCCGGCAAACTGGAAACGGTTGCCATTGCCGCCGAACCCGTCTTTGAACGGGCTTTCGATGAAGAAAACTGCAACGATTGGCGCAAGTCGTCCTTGCGCCGGGAACTGAACGGCCCGTTCCTTGACACGCTGATTGCAGAGGGCGCAGACCCGGCGGCGTTCAAGGAGTTTGAAAGCGATCTGACCGCCGACGACGGTATGACGGACTACGGAACCGCGCGGGACAAGATCGCCCTGATTACGTGCGATCTTTACCGCGAACACCGGGCTTTGCTTCCGAAAATCGGGTGCTGGTGGTGGACGCTGACCCCGTGGACGTGCGACCCTGAATACTCGTACAGCGTCCGCCGCGTCAATTCCTCCGGCGCGATGAACTGGTACTACGCGTGCTTCGGCTACTGGGGCGTTCGCCCGCTTTGTCATTTGGAATCTTCAATCTTTGTATCTGTTCCCGATGAAGAGGGAATGCAGATGAACAGGGGCGAAGCTATCGAGGAAGCCCGCGACGCGGTGCTGGACACGCTGAACGACTACCCCGCGGACCTTTGGGGCGACGCGCTGGGCGCGGCGGTTGCGTCCCTCTTCCAATCAAAGCAGGACGCGGCAGACATGGCAGAGGAAGAAAAAGCAAGTCGAGAGATCAGCACGACCGAAACGGAACCGCCAGAGGGGATTTTTTAAGCCCGCCGCGGTAAAAACTGCATAAGAAAACCGCCCCGCGCGTTTTGAGAGAACGCGCGAAGCGGATTCCGCCGATGAAAATAAATCATCAATCAACCTATGGATAAAGTATAGCATAGATCGGCGGAAAAGTCAACAAAGAACGCCGTTTTTATGCGGCGTGGCGGGCTTGTAGTGGGTATTAAGATTCCGGCGAAAGCTTGTCCACGTCATACAGGAAGCAACGGGGAGATCAGCAGGGTTCGGCCCTTGCCCTTTGTTCTTTTCTCTTGTCTATATCTCTTCATACGCCGCCGAGGGTGATGGGGGGTTGCAAGGT